GTATAACCCTTGTACCCTTTACTCCAATCATGAATTATCTCAGCACCGTTTTCGCAGTGTTTAACTACACCGATGGCTCTGTGCCAATGAGGCTCGGGTATGTCACCGCCCTTATCTCTGAACTCGCGGATAGCACTACAGTGTTCTGCAATTATGTTTGCGTCTGCTGTCGGGTAATCTCCTAACGCCGCTGCGAACGGGTTAGCCCCTTTGCACTTACTGTAGTTGTTAGTAGGCGCAGGCTGTACGTCATGTTCTTTTATGTACGCTTGGAGTCTATCTCGCACTGTTTCAGTCGGGTATTGCTTACCTAATTTAACTAGCCTAACCTCAACGGGTGGGTTAGTCTTGCGGTTGTGAGTACCTACCGGTCGTAGTATACGAGCACTATCCATGTCCACAGCACGGTCTGCCTTCAACCCCATATGGGTCGTGACATCACGTTTAAGTGCTGACAGTTCGTTCCAAGTATCTTGGTCGACGTCCTCATCTAAAGAGAAGTAGCAGTGGTAACCACCACCCGACGAAGTAATCGTTGGAGTTAGCTTCAGTACTGTTGCTAATCTTATGATGTCCGCTAGGGCATCTTCTTTCGTTGCGTACTTCTTTTTGTCGTTCCCGCCGACGTCGAAGTCATCATACAACGAGCGGCACGCTACTACGTTCTCTTGAGTTCGTATGCGCCTTTTCTTTTTCCGCTCATCTTCGTACCAATCACCAAATGAGTTAACCGCGAAGTAAACTGTTTCCCCGTTGTCGTCGAAGAACTCAGCTGCTGCCGCTGCGTCTTTGGCGCTGTCGTACTTTTTGTACTTGAACCAAATATTGCCTCTACCCGTTGGGGTTGCTAGGGCTATTATCTTTGCCCCCTTGTCCGGCACTACTAGTTCTAAAAATTGTTGAATCCCCATGTTCTACCTATTTTTGTAAAAGTCCATAGCGGACTTTTCGTAAAGCATAAAAAACCGGGGCGAACCCCGGCTCCTATATTGACGAGATTAGTCGTCGAAGTCTAGTCCGTCTAGCGCTTCTGCTACGTCGTCCGTTTCAACCGGAACCTTAACGTCTTTGATTGCAACCTTCTCTTGTTTCTTGAACTCAAAAGTTGGTTCGAAGTCGTCGCCGCCTTCGCCTTCAACGTACTCAACTAAGTCTACAACTTGTACCGCTTGTAGTTCTAGTGAAGTGTTCTGTTTGCCATCGCGACTCCATGTGTGAGCTGAACACTGAATGTTACACACAGAACCATTACCGATAAGGTCAGTGAACTTGTTGCCATACTCATCTACAACCACTACTGGGTTCTTAGGCTTACCGCCTACACCGAACGTTGATGACTTCTTAAGTTTCACTTGGCGTAGACCGTCTTCCAACACTAGGTCGTGTTCTTGGTTACGCTTGAACTTAGGGAACAAACCCGTCTCCTTGTACTTATCTGCTTGTGCGTCATCTAGTACAGCTTGGATAGTCCAGTTACTAACACCTTCACCTTGGTATGGCGGCTCCGGGTTATCTTGTTGTAGTTTAGCCCACATTACTTTTACGTTATTAAACGCATATTTAGCTACTTCAGCCATTTTACTTCTCCTTTATTTTAATATTAATCGTCAAAATCTAAGTTGTCTAACGCGTCTTCTATGTCATCATAGTCTTCCACACTAGCCGCTTTAGGTTCCGGCGCTTTCGCTTTAACTTCCGGTTTCGGTTCAACCTTTTTAGGTTCAGCTTTCACCGGCGCTTTTTCAGCCTTTACTTCTTTCTTGGGGGTTATCGCAAAACCCCCAACGTTATCAATCGGAGCGTCCACCGTGCCGGTAATTCGGTCGATAGTTGAACGCTCTGTCTTAATTAGTTCGTCAATACCTTTCAGTTCTTCTTCCTCGATGAAACGTACTGCTTTAAACGTCAATGACGGGAAATCCCCTTGGGAGTTAAACCCTAATTGAGTTACCACGTACTTCGGGTCTACCCCTCTCTTGGCTAACTGCGCACCATACTGCCCTAGGGTCTTGAGTGCGTACGACGTTACCTTAAGTAACATGATGTCGTCGACGCTGTCGATGTTAGCAACACACAACCTCATTGAGTCCGAACACGCCTTACCCTTACCACCCTTGTCGGTGATACGAGAGCCCCACTGGTTATTAGGACATATAGAACACTTCTTAGATTGAGGTGAGTCTGCATGTTCCGCAGGTGTTGTACCGTTGTTCGAATAGCAAGTTGGTTTAACAAACCCACCGTCCTCAAAACCGTCAGCATAGTAGACCTTAGATTTATTCGGGTTAGCTTCCAAGATGACAACATCTAATGTATCCACTCCGATTTCCTCTCGCATGCCTCCGTGTTCCATATAGAACGAGTGCAGTTTAGTTGTAAGTCGTTTGAACCCTTCAGCACTACCTGCCGCTGCGAACGGGTTAGTACCACTGAAGGTGTCTTTTAGGTGTGCAGGCAATTCTGCGTCTAAGTTAATCATGTCCATACTACTTCCTTCTAAAGTTAACCACTTGGGTTTCGTTCCAATTCACACCAGGGGGTAAGTCTTCGTTTTCTTCTTTGTACTGAAGAACCGCTGTCTTATTAACTCTGCGCTCTAACATTTCCCACGCTTCATCCGCCTTGATGTGCTCAAGTAAAGAGTCCCAATCAGCAACTGTTGCCGATACTCTTGTGGAACGATACGCCGTACCAAACTCTTTGGAAGATACGTTATCAATACCACGTTCGTTGAAACGCTTTAGGAACTCCACCTCAATATTGTTCTGCTTCTCTTTGTCTCCTGCGTCGTCCGCATTGTAGTCCGCTTTTCTACGGGCTCTACGGTCACGCAGTGCGATGAATAGTTTCAATAAAGAACCATCATCCATATCACTCGCTTTCGCCATCACCACTCTCCTTTTTGTTTACTAACCAATTGTTAATGTCAGCCTCGTCCCAACGAAGAACCTTTTGAGAGACTCTTATAGGTTGAGGGAAACTAACTTCTCGCCTACGAAGTGCTGGTAAAGCACCCTTCGTAATTCCTAATTTTTCCGAAACTTCTTCCGGTCTAAGTAAGTTCATATAAGTTCAAATCCTTCCGTATGTGTTCAAGAGAGTACAAGAATACCCTAAACATTTTGCCGTGTCAAGCAATATGTTCGTCTCTATGTGCTTTTATTTCTTCAAGCAGTGCGCCCTGCATCTTCTGCTTGTTCTTAAGTCTTTTGTACATACGTTGTTCGACTTTTGTACCCTCGAGCATGATGATAAAGTTGTTCATTTTCTGCCCCGGTCTGTTAATACGACCGTTCGCTTGTTCGAATACTTCATTAGATGTAACACATGAGTACCAAACTATCGTACTCGCCGCTGTTAGGGTCAGTCCGTGAGACATCGCCGCGGGTTGTGCCACGATTACTTTTAAGTCTTTCCCTTTTTGGAACTCACCGAATATACGGTCACGCTCGTTCTTGTTAACTCCACCGTGAATTGTTTCTACTGTGAAGTGCTTGGCTAACTCCTCTGACACCATCTTAACCGACGATACGTAAGGTACGAACACAATCACTTTACCTTCCGCCGCGCTGATAATGTCCTTGGTCTCTTTTATGCGAGGGTTCGACGGTATCGTTACTTCACTACCATCGTCAGCATAGACGACACCACATGCAATTTGGATTAACTTCGCCATCTTCACAGCCTCGTTAACTGCGGTGATGTCACCACTGTCCGCTTGAGTCCTTAGCTTGTTAAGCATCTCACTGTACGCCTTAGTCTGCTCTTTAGTTAACGCTACCTGTCGTGTTTCATACATTAAAGGGGGTAAGTCTACACACTCATCTCTAGTAAACCTAACGGACGGTTGCATAACGTCTTTTACTATGTCCAATGCGTCCTTCTTAGGTTGCCATATAAACTGAGTTATCTGACGCATCACTTGCATCTTAAACCTATTGAAGTAAGGTGGAACCTTCTCGGGAACCAACAATCTACACTGCGCCCAAGCATCTGTAGGAGCGTTAGGAGTAGGCGTTCCGGTCATACCCCAACACCACCTCTTGTTCTTGTGCTTGTTTACTACTGTATTTATTACCTTCCACTTATCAGTACCGGCGTTACGAGCGCACTGTGCAATCTCGTCGACGATGACCAGATCGATATCTTGTCTGGCGCGTAACGCTTCTTCTACGATAGCAACACCATCATGGTTGATGATATACACGTCCACGTCCTGCGCTAATAGCTTCATTCGTTTCGCTCTAGTACCATGTACTACTGCACATGTTAGGTGTGTGAAGTGGTTGAATATCTCGTCTGCCCAAGTTCTTTCCAACGTGGATAGTGGGGCAATAACTAAAACCTTGTTCAGCTTACCTACACTTCTAAGGTAGTCGTACGCCCATAGCGACGCTAGTGACTTACCCGTACCCAACTCACTTAAGTTGAACGCTCTCTTATACATTGACAAGAAAGCCGCGGCTTCTAGTTGAGCCTTAAAAGGCTTGAACCTTCCCGGCCACTCGTAGTGGTGTCTTATCGGTGCAGGGGCATCAAACCCCAAGTTCCTTAGTACCTTGGTTTCCTCAACCTTATGGGGTACTGCCACTAGGGTTTCCCCTTTTACTTTTATCGCCTTAGCTGACGATATGACGTTTAGTATTCTGTCGGGTTCTCTAGTCCGTAGTACTAACGCCTTCTTCTTTTTCCAAACTAGCATTCTCAATCCCCTCGATTAACTTATCTAAATAGTGTTGCGCCTTATGTAGGTCTACAATACCGTTCTTTTCTTTGTAGCGACACACGTACTTAATAACGTTGCCCTCTAAGTAACCAAGGTTGTTTGCGACTATGAAGTCCCAAGGCTGAATGTCAGTCTGGTAGTGTTTACCGCTGATTTGCCTATCGTTTGCTGCCATTTACTTTCTCCCTTTTTTATACATCTCCGGGTTCTTCTTTCTCCACCCTCTATTTGTTTTCTGACTAACCACTCGTGTGTTTGAGTCTTTACCACTACCGCCTTTCGCTAGAGGCTTTTTGTGGTCAACGTCTTTGCCGTCTCCCTTTTTAACTGTACCTTTTGCTAGTGCGTGTCGTCTCGCTTTGTTCTGCAGTACACGTTTCTTCTGCACCGACGGTTTCTTGTTGTACGCCGCTTTGGTTTTAAGCGACTTAGCTGATGTCTTTGGCATTGATGGCCTCCTTAACTTGTTCTACGTCGTCAACTACAATAGCCATACCGCCTGCCTTGTTGATACCGGCAATCTCTCGGTCTTGGTTTGGAGTTGTGTTCTTTAACTTACCCGGTGCTTTAGTTTCAAAAGCCATGAAACGACCTTTGTAACATATTAGTATGTCCGGACAACCCGAACGTCCCATACCGTTTGAAACCGGCATATAGTACCAAGCGCCTATAGATACTAAATACTCTTTTACTTTCTTTTTGACTTTACCTTCCGGTGTCATACCCATAGCTTATACCCCACAAAATTCACAAAGTTTATTTCCTACCGGACACCAGTTGCGACATAACCCCGAAGGTTTAGCTTGCCACTTATCTGTAGCAAACGCCGTACCTAGTCGCTCTGTCCTTGGTAAAAACTCTGCCCATATGTCTGTGATGTCGTCACGAGTGTAGGTCTCCTTGTCAAACTTACCGACCTTAAGCCAAATGAAACCACACACTATCTTGTCTACCCAAGGGTAATGTATGAACGCTAGTGCGGCGAATAGTTTTAACTGGTCTGAGTCCGGCTTGTGTTTGCCCGTTTTCCAATCTAATAGGTACGCTGTCTCTGAACCAACGACACCGATGTCGACGATACCTCTACACCATACGTCCTTCGCCATCCACTTAGTAGGACGGAAGTTACTATTAATAGCCATCTGCTTCTCAACGATGCGCTTGCCTTCATATGTAAATATCTTATCTACGTACTTGGCGTACTTCTTTAGGTCGTCGGGTAGTTGCGCCTTTTTATTGGCGTAGTCCTCAAGGTGCTTGTGCACTTTGTTACCCCAAATAGAGGCTTCGTGTTGTTTCTCAGTAGCCTCTCGCGTTACTCTTGTCAGTTGGTATCTGCGCGGGCAAGTCTCAAACGCTGTTAACGCTGAGTAACTCCACGGTTTAGTTAAAGTCGATTTCATCTAGTTCCTCACCCTTGTTTTTGTACACTTCGATACGCTTACGTAAATAGTACTCGTAAGCATCATCGTAGTTCGCTCCGCCTAGTGCGGCTCTTTCAGCATATTCTGCGGCTTGTTCTTCGCATATCTCTAAGTAGTCCATAGTTCCTCAAAAGTTTAGTTGGTTACTCCCCCAAGTCTCTAAAAGAGTGTACCCTAACATTATGATTGTAGGGTACTAATTTACATTTATTTAGCGTCGCCGTATGTGTCAGCGATGTCGCCTTCGCTCCACGTAAGGAGTTCCGGCCACCATGTTGGAGGTGTTCGCATTATGCGCTGTACGGTGTCTAGTGTCTCTTGTGCCTTGTCTTCCGGTACGACGTAAACCAACTCATCGTGTACTGTTAGCGCAGGTATTAACCCCGTCTCTCGTTGCATATCTAATGCGTTGTCGGCGATTACATGTCGGGCTAGATGTTGCACGATGTTCTCCACAATCTTACCTGCATAAATCCTTGCCTTGTTACGACCGTCACCGTAGATGAACTCACTTCTACCCGTCTCCTCGTTTACTTCTGTTCGAAGGTTAGGATATCTGATTACACCTTTAGGGGTTTGAAGTCCTTCCGGTGTTGGGTACACCATGCCCCAAGGGTCTACTGCTCCGCCCTCTGCTCCTCGCATAATAGTAGGTAGTACATTATGACACCTACGCCACGCTCTAGTGATGTCTGAGTAACTCATTCTCCACGTATCTACAATCTCTTTAGACTCCTCTAAGTTGATATCTACACCACCCATAGTCTTCGCTACTGTTTGGAACGTAATATGCCCTGCTCCAAAACCTAGTCCGAGGTGGGCGACCTTACCTACTTGACGTTGTTCTTTCGTCACTTCGTCGGGGTTGACCTCGTACAACTTACTAGCGAAGTCCTTGTACAAGTCTGCGTTCTCAACGTCTTCTTGGAACAGCTCCATGCTTGATGGAACTTGCCATAGGAAGTGGTTAACCCTCAACTCAATACCCGATAAGTCAGCAACAACTACCTTGTAGCCTGGTGGAGCTCTAAGCGATTTACGTAGTGCATCTGATAATTTAGGTTTGTATGGGTTGATACGTGGAAGGTTCTGCGGGTTGTAACCCCAGCCACTCCAACGCCCAGTTGTGTCCGCTCCGTAGTACTTCAAAGGGATAGGAACCTTGTGCTGTGGGTGCGCCTCTGCGGCGGTTAGAAACGCTTGTATTCGCGTCTGAAGTATCGTACTCTTAGCGTCAAGCCTCGCGTTGGCAGCGACGGCTACTAACGGGTTCTCATGCTCTTGCATTGCGATGAACGCTTCATCTGTTTTCGCTAGGGCAGGTATCTCTTTTTCAGTCCTTGGAGATATCTTCGTAGGTACTTCTACCCCTAACGACTCTAGGAACTTACCGAACTTCGGCGCCGACGAAAGTAGTTTTAGTACTTGCTCGACGGCTTCATCTTCCTCTGCTTCTAATGCGGACTCGTCAAACGTACCATGGGGTAATCGGAACCCAGCGGTGTACACGCCCATCTGTTTCGATGCTTCTAGTAGTGCGGTACGTTTTCTCTCAACTTCTTCTACCAAGGTGTTATTCAGTAAATCGTCGTCGCAATCAAACTGAGGCTCAATGAGCATACGTATCGTCATGTCTATCAGTAGTATCTCGGGCTTCTTAGTCTGCGGTATGAGTCGTCGCAACAGTCCGTAGCATTGGTCAACGTCCTCTTTGTTGTACACGCCCATGTCTTTAATCTCTTGCTCAGTAAAGTCACATAGGTGTCTACCCTTGGTCTGCAACAATGCGAAGTTGTCTTTCTTGCCTAAGCGGTAGTGCTGAACCAACTTGGCTAACGACAGTCCTACATCTT